CATTGGGGGCCAACTCAACCACAGAGGATGAGCCAAAGAACACCCGCATGATCGACGGCATGATGGCCTGCACGGTATCGCGCACGTCCATTGAGACGACCTGAGAGCGGCCTTCCTCTTCGTTGCCGAATGGTTCGCCCTTGTAATACTGGCCTGCGGTTGCGCGCTCCGGGCTAACGATGTCGTCGATGTATGCCTGAGCATCATCAATCTCGCCCATGACGATGTTCTGCAGCTGCTCATCGGTCATGGCTTCGTCTTCAGGCATTTCGGCACTGATCTCGATGCCGCTGTCGAGCGTCACTTCCATTTCCGCTTCAGACGGCTTTGCGTTCTTCCGATATGCCATAGTTTTGCCTTACTTCTTTTTGGACTTGCCAGCTTCGGACAGAGCAATCGCAATAGCCTGCTTGCGGCTCTTAGCCATCGGAGCCTTGGCCGGTCCCTTTGGGTTTACGCCAGCGTGAAGGGTGCCGCGCTTGTACTCGCCCATGACCTTGGCAATCTTCTTGGATGCTGCACTGAGCTTCTTCATGTCATTTTCCTTTTGGCTTGGCATTCTTAGCAGTTTTTGCAGCAGCCTTAAATGCTGCCGCGCTGGGAGCGCCCTTCGTCCCCGGCTTGCGCATCTTCTCACCAGAGCCAGCTTTGATCCGCTCCCGCTTGGCCGCGATATTCGCATAAAGACCCGTCTTCACTTGGACTTCCCCTTGTTTCGGGCGGAGATGGCTTTGGACTTGGCTTTCGCGTCTGCTTTAGATGACGCACCCCATGCTTGCAGCGATAGGAGGAGGCGAGTTGGTCGGCCCTTCTCGTCACGCTCCGGCCCCGGCATTCCACCCATACGTGCTAAGAATGACGCCCTCCGTGGATTGTCGCCAGACTTAACCGGCGCTTTCAGGTTCATTCCTTCCGCTTTGGCAGACGCACGACCTTTGGCGTTCAAGCCACCAGATGCCGACTTCCCTTCCTTGCGCTGCCATGCAGGAGACTTCATTAAACGATACCACGTATATTTCGCCTGATAGGCGTATACCCCATTTGTTCCCGATGCGCTATGGCAAAGTACCTCGCTGCGTCAGCGTAGTGGCTGGTCCAGTCATGGAACGGATGCGTCTGAAACTCTTGGCGCTTTTCGTCATAGTTGCGACGATACATCCGCAGGGCTTCGATGCCAGTCTTGCAAGCCGCCTTATCGAACCAAGAACGCGGCAGGAGCATACGCAAAGCCTGAATGCCGTCCATGATGTCCATGCGCGGAGCGACTTCGATGTTACGCAGCCCAAGTTCGTTCAGCACTTCAAGGCGGCTCTTGCCTGTCCCCAGTTCACGGACGCGCACGTCATGCGGGAGATAGTGATTGCCCCAGACGTAGGGCTTGTCCTGTAGCTGCTTGACGTACCAGTCGAGCGCAACACCCTCACCCTTCAGGCAGTCAATCCAGCGTGTCTCTCCGCCATGCGCTTGGACGAACCAGATCACCGTGCTGTCAGACATACCCAAGTCCCATGCGGTATGCACTGGAAGGGCTGGATCATACGGAACGCTTGTGATGCGATTGGAGGCTTCCATCTCGCTAAACTCTTTGCCGTAATACGCTCCACGAACAGCGGCTTCGAAGCTGCACTCATATTCCTGTGCATATTCGTCCTCGCTCATCATCCGTCGAGCGTCTGTGAGTTCCTTGTCGTCCAGCAGGCCAGTCTCAGAAGCCTTGAGGATCAGGCGCGACCAGTCTTCGTCATCCTCTGCATTCTGCCACAGATCGAAGAAGACGTTCTTGCCCTTTGGCGTACCGATGAAGATGGCCCAACCCTTACGGTCAGACAATGCTGGGCGGATTACCTGCGTCCAGACTGTTGGGTTCATGTCCCCAAATTCGTCGAGGACAACGCCATCAAGATAGATACCGCGAAGCCGATCAGGGTTATCAGCACCATAGACCCTGATGCGGGCCTTGTTGGGCAACTCTACCCATAGTTCGCTCTCATTGATCTTGACGCCCGGAAGGAAGGCAACAGCTTCCTTGATGTACGTCCAAGCAATGTCTTTGGCTTGGTTAAGCTGTGGGGCGATGTAAGCAAAGCGAGGGCTGCTGAGTTTGCAAGCAAGCGCACGACGCACAATCTCGTTGACACAAGCAACAGTCTTACCGGCACGACGATGTGCAACGGTAATCATCCATCGTGTTTTACGCTTGTGGAGCGGAAGAAACTGTTCCCGCGCCCTATACGGACTGATTAGGTCAATCGTCCGCGTCATTGTCCAAGCCGGGATAATGCACGATGCCGATGTTTCCTTCGACGTGGAGCTTAGAAGGCTCATTGTAGCCGTGCATTGCATTTAGCTCTTTGACGGCTGCAACCCTTACGCTTCCTGCGCTTTCTTTGAACGTCTGCACAAGGGCTTTCACGGACATCTCACGGGTCCATAAAACCTTCTCAGCAAGAGCACCTTTCAGTTCAGCTATCCTATCCGCCACCTTACTGTTTCGGACAAGCTCAGAAGCGCGGGCATAAATGGTGTTATCAGCCATTCCTTCTGCGTCATAAGCAGCACGATATGCGCTTGCTTGGTCGAGACCATCAGCGATGCCTTGAGAGAATGCTTCTTGTTTAAATCTCAATGTCATATCAGGCTTATACTCCCGTTCCGCCTGAAATGCTATTTAGGCTTTCGGCCATGTTTTGTCAAAACGTCAGTCCCTCTTCAACTGTCGCATAGATTTGACAAAGCGCCCGGTCTTGGGGTCGCGGTCAACCAGCGTGTCGTATTCTTCTTGCAGTTCCTCAAGCTTGCGCTTCATCCCTGCGTTGGCGATGATAAAGCTAGTGGCCGCGCCCAGCACGAACCCTCCGATGGCGTAAATCTCACTCATATCAGTCTCTCCTCTATCTTGCCGCACTTGGTGCAGCGCCGTTGTTGATACTCGCGCACGTAAAGGTACTCACGCTGGTATGTCTCTCCCCAGCGTGTCCATTTGTGAAACCAGCACCTCATTTCAAATGCTCCTTTGCGCTTATCTCTTCCGCGATCATCGCTGCGAACCCTGAGTATTCAGTGCGGGGGTATTCCCGCTGCTCGTTCAGGAGATACGCCACGATCTTGGCGCGCTCCTCTGCTGCTGCTAAATCCATCGCGCACTTGTGGCAGTAAACCGCCTCGACCGTGCAGGGGACAAAGCCTTCGCCAGCAACGCACTGTTCATCTGCATATTCAACGCAGACGCCAAGGCATCCATCTTCAGCCTCATGACCGCATGATAGGTGTATCGTCATTGCTCTGCCTTTCCTGCTAGGGAGTGCCATGCCTTCCATGCGTGTGTGTAACCGCAGGAACAGGAGCCGGGATATGCGCCGGTAACGTCCTCGCATTGCCAGTCGTGTCCTGCGTACCCTGCCAGCTTTGTTCCGGCCTCCCGCAGCCGCTCAATCTCTGCACAGGCAGCGGCCATTGCGCCGTCAATCGCACCCTCCCATTGGATGGGGTGCTTGTGCTGCAATGCCAGCCAGTGGCCTCCTGTTACTTTGATCAACTCACGCAGCCGCTCAATCTCTGCCGCTTGGGCTTCGATGCGGCGCTCCATAGCGTCGTAATTGTCCAGTACGCTGTCGCTCTGCTTCTGTTCTGACTTCACTTCCTTGCGAAGCCGTTTAATCTCTGCCGCTTGGGCTTCGATACGGTCGGCTTGCTCCTTGCAGGTGGTGCAAAAATTAGTGCGGATGTTGTCAGTCAGTGTATGCGACATACTCAAAGCTCCCTTTGCCGAATCTATTGAAGCGCCCGCCAAAGGTGCCCTTCACGAGCACTTCAACTGCTTTCCTGTCCGCGGCATCATCCCCGGTTTGCGGGTAGACACCCTCGCAAATCTGGCTGCTGTTTGTGTGAGAGCGAACGCGATAATCTATCTTGGAGGAGTCAAGCGGTCGCGGCCTCCAATGCGTCCAAGCGCCGTTTGGCTTCACTGGCCCGACTTTGAACCCGTTGAAGGATGTTTCCTCGTCAACAAGACGCCATTCGCAGACAGGGCATTTTTCGCGGGGTGCCGTGCAGAACCCACAAGGTGGGTGAATGTGACACGAACACCCGCCATCCGGCTGATAGGTGTCAGAAATAACCCCACTGCATCCGTTGCGATTGCAGGTGTGGCCAACCTCGTAGCCAATTTCGACCGCAGCGCTCATTTCCCAAACCCCTCTTCCCAAAGTTCGATGGCGCGGCGTCCTACCCACTCGACCGTCCCCTGCGTTCCATCCCACTGCCTATGCGCCTCACGCGCACACAGCAGCTTGCGATCAACCGGCTTCTGTTCGTGCTTGGCGATCATGTCGCAGAGTGCGCGGTAGACCTTGATGCTTTCGTAGCTGTGGCGAAGATCGGAAACTTCGCCGACAAATTCGCACCGCTTCGCGGCTTCGATCAGCACCCAGTCTTCTGGTATATCAATCATTTCAAATGATCCCCTTCCGCAATACGATCCGCCAGCCAACGCGGGCTGCGTTCGAACATGTTCAGCTTGCCAGAGCGAAGCCAAGCAATGATCGCTTCTTTCTCATTCACGACAGGCGTTTCCACCTCTGTAGGTTTTGTAGGACGTGCCATTAGATTAACTCCTTGATTTTAAACCCTTTTGTCTCAGCGTAGGCAATGAGGTCATCGAACCACATCACGCCTTTTCCTGAGACAAAATACTGATTGACCCCACGATGGGCCACATTGTTAACGTCGCCCCATGTCTGGGATGTATGCTCGTACATCTGAATGTCTGCGCGATGCACCGACTGATGAGACCGGCGCAGAAACTGTGCGGCCTCTACCGCGATCAGCTTTGTACGACCGTTAAACTCCCGACGGGGAACCTCAACCGCTGGCTCCGCCTTAACCGGATCGGGCTTGGCGAGTTGCGCGTTGCGTTCCTGCGTCGTGACCGCTGCGACTTTAGCTTCCTGAAGCCAGCCCCGAATTGTTCTCGGGTCGGTGTTGTACAGCCGGGATAGTTCCGCCTGTGTCATCACCTCGGCTGTCTGTGCTAAGTTCGCTGGTACGGCTTTCTTTCTCACGCCGACCACTTGCCGCGTGAGTTGGAGTTCCCGCATCCAGCGAACGATCACAGAAGTTGCGCGGTTATAGAACTGAGCAAGCTGACTTACGTTCATAGTCTTTATCCTCTCCGCTAAATCCTCTGGGGGAGGTGCCACTTCCATGACAAACTCCCGCGTCAAACCTAGTTTTCTACGCCGACTATCGACCGCACTAACGGTACGGTCAATCGCCCGTGCGATCTGCGCGGGCATCAGGTTATTCTCGTAAAGTTCCTTGAGTTTAGCGTCCTCTTCGGGTCGCCACTCATTAATCCTGTTAGCCATAATCTCCCTTGCATTCCTCGTTGCAGCCCTTGGGTGGCACAGGTCGATATTCGATTGCAAGAACTTTTTTTTGTTGACGCGGATATGCGACTTGTGCCAGCTACGGGGAAAGCAAACGTGACACCGACGAAAAAGAGGGAACGAACATGGTAGTGAGCATCGACTTCGAGACGCGTAGCGCCGTCGATCTCCGCAAGACTGGCGTCTATAAGTACGCCGCTGATCTCGACACTGACATCTGGTGCATGGCTTACAAAGCGCCGTGGGCTGATGAGGTTCAGGTCTGGATGCCGGGCGAACCGATAGACACACGCCTTGAAGACTGGATCGTTGAAGGCGGGCTGCTCTCAGCATGGAACGCCAACTTCGAACGCACGATCTGGAACACCATTATGGTGTCTCGCTATCAGTGGCCCCGCACCAAGATCAATCAGTGGCGCTGCACAATGGCACAGGCCAGCGCGATGGGCTTGCCGCGTGCGCTTGGCCAAGCCGCTGCCGTTCTTGGTGTTGAAGAACAGAAGGATAAAGCAGGCGCGGCCCTTATGCTCCGCATGGCACGGCCACGTAAGGTGAACGCCGACGGCAGTTACACATGGTGGAACACCAAGGATAAGGTCGATACGCTTGTAGCGTATTGCGAACAGGACGTGCGGACGGAACTCTCCGTCGCCGAGACACTGCACGCAATGCCTGACAGTGAACGCCGTCTCTACCAACTCGATCAGCGCATCAACGACCGGGGCGTGAAGCTGGACGTGGAGTTGGTGCATCTCGTCAAGGCTCTGGCTGAGAGGTCGGGCGATCAGATCGACACCGACATTCAGCGTCTGACAAAGGGTGCGGTCAAGGCCGCGACCAACGGCATGGACTTGGTTGCTTGGCTTAACAGCTATGGGATTAACACCAAGTCCGTTGACAAGCAGACGGTTGCCCGGCTGCTGACCTTCGACCGGCTGCATCCTGTGATCCGCGAAGTCCTACTGCTTCGGCAGAACGGCGCGAAGTCCAGCACAGCCAAGTACGACGCCATGCTGCACGCGGCAAACGCCGACGGACGGATGCGCGGCCTTCTTGTTTATCACGGCGCAGCTACCGGGCGCTGGTCCGGTCGGCTTGTGCAGCCGCAGAACTTCCCCCGCCCGCAAAAGAAACAAGCGGAGTTGGACGAGATCATCGCCAAACTCAAGGCGGGTGAAGATGTGTCGGAGCATGGGGCCGGTACGGTTCTGGCGTCCGATCTGTTGCGTTCGATGTTGATTGCCGATGACGACCATCGGCTTATGTTCGCCGACTATTCGGCAATTGAAGCCCGCGTGTTGGCGTGGGTAGCAGGGCAGAACGATCTCGTTGAGACGTTCCGAAAGGGGGGAGACGTGTATAAGGATATGGCATCAGCCATTTACAACGTGGACGTGGGGAGCGTCACTGACGCACAGCGGCAGGTTGGGAAAATGGCGATCTTGGGTTGCGGCTACGGCATGGGCGGTAAACGCTTCGCCGAGCAGTGCGCTACAATGGGGATCAAGGTAGACGAGGACGAAGCCAAGCGCATTGTGTCCGTGTACCGTGAGAAGAACAACATGATCGCGCCGCATTGGCGGGACGTGGAAGATGATTTTGGA